GGAATGGCAAAGAAGTTTTACGGCGGAGAAATTATTAGTTCAAATTATTCTGAGATGGCTAATCTTCCACAACAGGTAATTATTAAAAAATACCCTGAAGGCCAAGGTTATTCAGACGAAATGATTAACGATGGTATTAGTGGAATAGATAGTCAAATGAGTAAAGACAACTCTAAGAAGAAAAAAAACAAGCAACCAGAAAAATACTAAAATGCCTATAATGCCAAGAAGTGATAAAAGGGCTACCAAAATAGCTTTTAATATTTTGGGTACCCCCGGCAACATGAAAAAGCAAAAGCACAAAAAGGCAGGAAAGTCTCCTAAAGCAAGACCGAATGCGGGCTATGATGAATTGTTACCTGTATTAAACAAATAGCCTTACCTCGTCTTTCTCCTATGCCGGCAGGGTGAAGTTTTGATAGTTCTTTGCTCTGTCGGATATTTTTTGAAAGCTGGGTCAGTGTTTATAGGTGAAATATTAATAAAAAATAAGGGTGCATAATGGATAAAGTAGGAGAAAGAAAAAGGACGGTTGGAGATATCTCCAGAGAGCTAATTCTAAAAGATAAAAAAATAACACACTCTCCTGCCGAACAAATGGCTTCACAGTTAGACAAGTTTGAAGAAAATGTCTTTAAATGCGTTAAGGAAAACATTAAGACTTTTCCAGAAGATTTTTATGTTGTTGTGTTGACTAAAAAAGAAAAGTTAATGCAGAACGTCATTAGAAACTATTTTTACGGGCGATTATCTTGCCCAACTCCTAACTACGACCAGATAGTATATAAATATCATAAAAAAGAAGATAAACTGGACTTCTTATGGGTTATACCGGATAAAGAAACCAGTAAATATATGGTAGCTAATACTGCTAAAGTTGATCCTTCTCAATGGGGACTCCTTCAGAATGTTCTTAAGTTTGCAGATGGATCTCTTTTCAGGTTAGCTAAAGAGTTAAACGGGGAAGAAGAAAAAACTTCAATACTTAAGGATAATTAATGGAAGAAAAAAATATTCCAATGCCCCCTCTTCCTGAGGAAGAAGTGGCTGAACACGCTGTAGAAGAAACTGCTGAGCAAGCACCAGTAGAACAACAAGAAAAGGTGGAAATACCTCCCGCAGAAACACCACAACAGGCAAACTTTAGGGCTTTAAGGCTAGAAAAAGAGCGTCTCGAGAGAGAAAACTTAGAAGCCATGAAGAAGCTTCGAGAGTATGAACAAGCGCATAGCAATAAGCAACAACCCGAGGAAGAAGACTTAGAAATCAACCTTGGTGATGACGATCTTTTTGAAGGTAAACACTATAAGAAGATACAAAAGCAATTAAAAAAACAACAAGAAATGCTCGAACAATACCAAAAACAAACAAGACTTACAGCTACTGAGGCTAAGCTTAAATCTCAATATACAGATTTTGATAAAGTTGTAAGTGAAGACAACATTAGAAGGCTGAGAGAGGCCGAACCCGAACTCTCAGAAGCTATAGCAAGTACAAGCGATGTATATAGCAAAGCAGTATCAGCATATAAGATGATAAAAAAACTAGGTATTTACGTAGAAGATAATTATGGAGCTGATAGGGAGATAGCTAAAAATAATAGCTTGAAACCAAGACCATTAGCCTCCGTGTCTCCACAACAAGGAGAATCTCCACTGACAAAAGCAAATGCTTTTGCTAATGGACTAACTCCAGAACTAAGAGCTCAGCTACGCAAAGAGATGGAAGAGTGTAGTCGAGAATATTGATCGATGTTGCCCTCGGGGGATAGGTAACATGATATCCGATGTAGGGTTGATTGTTACTTACCCCCTTTGTATTACATGTTTTATATGGTATACTAAGGTTGGTAAGTATGTAAGATGTGTAAATGCGGGGGCATTATGAAAAAGCTAATAATAATCTTAATCGTTCTATCTTTCTTATATTCAAGAAGCGAGTGTGCTAATAATCAAACAAAAACGAGCGCTGTGAAACAAAAAGTTGTTCAGGTTTTTAACACCGTGAATAATAGTTTAGATTATATGTTAACCACTAAAGGTGCTCTTAAGACAACGATAGTATTAGCTCCGTTTCTTACTCTTTATTGTCACTATTTCAATATCGATCCTATTCAGGGAATCATAAATAAAATCATTCAAAAGGTTGGAAGTGCCCAAGAATTATACAATATTCAACGCGAAATAGGTAAATCGCAGGCTTTTTGGGAATCAACCTTGAAACAGCCACTCGAACATGTATATATAATTTCTCAAAAGTTACTTGATAAGACAATTAATGTTGGTCTACCTGTAATAACCGGTTTATTAATTAAAAAGAGATTTAATCTGTAATTAAATTTTATGTTATTATATATATAGCGTAACTCGAAGCGTCGCTAACTTCACTCATTAGGCTGTATGGGATTCGCCAACCAAGGACTGTACGTAAGATTCGTCCGCTTAATGTAATGATCCTGTACTTGAATATCAAGCATAGGTCGCAAGATTGGTTACATTAATAATGAAAGGTAGTGATATGGCTATTACTACTACATCGGTGCTTCCAGCTCCAGTTCAACAAAGTTTCAGTTACAAATTACTGAGTGTTCCAGTTCCGAATATGATCCACAAGATTCCTGCAATGAAGAAACGTATGCCAAGAAATGGTGGTACAACATTGCGCATGAGAAGATATAATGCTCTTAACACAGCTATGGTTCCTTTGGGGAATTCTGGTGTTACGCCTCCAGCACAAACATTATCAGCAGTCGACATAGATGCTAAGGTGAGTTTCTACGGTATAGCGTAGGTGCCGTAATAGTTAATCTGAATAACGACCTACTTACAGATTAACGAGCAGGTAAATAATAATTGATCTTTGAAATTTCTTGTGTTTTGTAAGGCAATTGCCTGCTTTAAATCCGCTCTGATTGACTTGGAAGCCCTAACGTATAGTCGAGGGTGACAGGGGCGAAGACATTTAAAGTGGTCCATTTTTATTGAGAGATTTACACTCTAACCATAAGTTCTTTCTTTTTTTTAGAGTTTCATCTGATAGATTCCAGCCAGTTTTACCAACGGTTTTTCTATATTCTAATAAAACTTTGGCCATGGGTTTTTTTTCTACAAGATAAGGAACTAGTTCGCAAAGTAGGTTTTCCATATTTTTTCCAAAAATATGCCATCTGTAGCATTGTTTTTGGTTTTTTATTGGTCTTCCTTTAACAGTAATTTTGCCACCGTTAAATTCTTGATGTATCCAATTTATCAATGGTTTATAGGTGTTTACGACGCAGAGCCTGCAGCTGTAATAATATTTTTTACGCTGCCATTCTTCTTTGCCTTTACGTTTTACTTTGCAAGGAGATAGTCGTTCTATTCCTATAGAACCTTCTCCATCAATAATTGCAGCAAGGTATATTAGTTTATCTCTTCTAGTTTTTAATTCTTTGTACATAAAAGCCTTTCATTTATTATACATAGTGTACCATAAATGAATTAAATGTCGCGTTGACAGACTGAGGCGAGTGGACACCGAAAGGTGAAGCGACAGTCGGGACCATATAGAAATATATGGAGTGGGGAATAACAAGACCCACCGCTACTTTTCAAGCGCGAAGTAGTCAGAAGAAGTAACAGATCGAACTTTGCAAAACCAGGACCCAGTTTTGAACGAAGCAGCCAAGCGATTGGGCGTGTCTCTCCGTCAGACAGAAGATCAACTCACAAGAGATATGCTTGCAGCAACTGCAGGGTTTATTAATTGTACTTCTGGGGTGAATGGCGACAATCCTACAGAAATAACACGTGCCGATGTTGATGAAGTTGTACGTACTCTTTTAAGTAATGATGCGTATACAATCATGGATAACATCGAGGGTGAAGATAAGTTTGGAACAGCACCTGTAAGAGATGCTTACTTTGCTTTATGTTCAACTCAACTAACAGGAAACTTAGATAACGTAGCTGGATTTACTCAAAAGAATCAATATCCAGCACCTATGAATGCTTTAAGGTCAGAATGGGGCGCAATAGGTAATTTACGTTTCTTAGTATCTTCTATTGGTTCTGTAACAAGTGCAGCTTCTAATAATGGAAACGATGTTTACAACATCTTCTGTGTAGGTATGGAAGCTTATGCTTGCGTAGAGCAAGATGGATACAGCGCAAGCTTCATCTATAGACCTCCTATCTATGATGGACCTCTAGCGCTTAATTGTTCTGTTGGTTACAAGTTTGCTGAAGTTCCTAGAATTACAAATGACTTGTGGGTTATCAATCTAAGAGCAACCCTATCATAAGAAAGGAATTAATATGGCTTACGATACAGTAATTCAACAAGGTCTTTTTACCTCTGATGGTAAAGATAAGATCATTAATTTGAGATCCGATGTTGATTGGGTTGAAGTATACAACCTAACTAATATCGCTGCTTCTACACAATGGGCTGCTACTAAGTTTTACTGGCAGCGTGGTATGGATGATGATGATGCTATTGTTGATTTTCATGCAACAGCATCTCAAATTTCATCTACTTCTACAGCAGCAGTAGGGTATAACGGAGCGGTTTATAGAGGTATTTCCCTTGTAGACTCTTCAGATAAAACTCCTGGTGTTCCAATTGTAGTTTCTGCTGGAACAAACGCAACTCAACCTGTTTATAGCACTGCTGATACAGGTAGACTTGTGGAAGGAAGCATTGTTAGAATACAAAACACCGCGCATGAAAACCTTAATGGTATGGATTTTACTGTTGACACAGTAGTTGCTGATACAAGTTTTAGATTGGCTAATACTTTAGTTTCAGCTCCTGGTGTTATCGCTGGTGGAAACGGTTCGTGGAGATATGTGGCTCCAAATGCAACTGTCTACAACATGTTTAATCCAAAAAAGCGTACCGTTGTTAATATTACACAAGCTAACCCTGGTGTTGTTACTACATCTGTTGATCATGGTTTTACTACCGGTCAAGTTGTAAGGATGAAGATTGATTCAGCAACAGGTGGCATGGTAGAGCTTGACAATATGTTAGTAACGGTGACCGTTATTGATGCAGCAACATTCTCAATTGGTGTTGATACATCTGCTAACACTCAATTTCTGCTCCCTGGACCAACCTTAGTTCCATTTACAAATTCAGAAGTAATTCCTGTTGGCGAGCAAGCACAAGAAAATACCGGATTTATCGGCATGATTCTTGGAACAAGTGATACAGCAGGTATCGCTTTAGGAAGCCCAGGCGGAACAAACGGAGACGTAATAAAATGGAGAGCAGGTAAGTCGTTTAAGAGCGATATAGGCTAATAAATAACTATTTTTTGGCAAGTAGCGGCCTGGTAAAACGGGCCGCTAAAATAAGAAGGGTAAAGACGAAATGGCAACAGATTTAAAAGCAGGTAAAATTAAAGAAGAAGTTAAGAAAAAGCCTAACCTTAAGTATCAGAGAGATAAGGATAGGGAGAAGGTTAAGGGTATTTTCAAGTTTTACGAAGTTCCTGGCGGTGAATTAAGCTTTGTTTATAAGGCATATAAAGAAGATCCCGTAGAAAAATATACTTTAGTAGACGGACAAATATATACTCTTCCATTAGGAGTAGCTAAGCATTTGAATAAGAATGGTTGTTACCCCGTTCACAGTTATTTAAAAGATGAAGCTGGGAGGGTTTCTACAAAGATAGGACAAAAGGTTAGAAGGTTTGGTTTTCAATCTTTAGAGTTTGTTGATGTTGATGAATTATCAACAGCGCCTTCGCAAATTGTTACAGTAGAAAATATTTAATTTGAGGTAAAAATAATGTCTACCTGTTACGCTGATCCAAATCCAAGGTTTAAGCCTGCCATGAGGCTTATTTTAAGCATCACTAGGT